GGGCGAACCAGTGATCGAAGTCAATGTTGACGAAGATCAAGTCGAAGATCGTATTGATGAAGCAATTCAGTATTATCAGGAGTTTCATTCTGATGCTTTAAAACGCGGTTATTTAAAGCATGAGTTAACTGCTAGTGACATCACTAACAAATATATTACTTTGTCGACAGATATACAATACGTATCAAGGATGTTTAAAATCGATTCTACATTTGCACAAACTGGCAATATGTTCGATATTAAATATCAAATGGCGTTAAATGATATTTGGGATCTAACTTCTTGGGCAGGAGACCTTGCGTACTACGAGCAATTGCAACAGTATTTGTCAATGCTCGATATGAAATTAAATGGTTCACCAATCGTAGATTTTGTACGTAGACAAAATCGTCTTTATATTCATGGTAATATCGAAGATGGAGATATAAAAGCCGGAATGTATCTTGTAGCTGAAGTTTATGAAATTATTAATCCGGATACTCATACTTCAATTTATAACGACATGTGGTTAAAACAGTATGCTACTTCTTTAATTAAATTACAATGGGGTATGAATCTCATTAAGTTCGAAGGAATGCAACTTCCCGGCGGAGTCGTTATCAACGGAAGACAAATTTATGATGATGCACAAGCAGAAATTCAAGAATTACAAGAAAAAATTAGACTTGAGCACGAAATGCCCGCTGACTTTTTTGTAGGATGATATGGCTAGAAATATTTACTTTTCCGATAAAGTTAAATCCGAACACGATTTGTATGAAAACATTGTTATAGAATCATTAAAGATTTATGGACAAGATGTTTATTATATTCCTCGCGATTTAGTTAACGAAGATACTATTTTCGGTGACGACGCCGAATCATCATTTAATTCTGCATATAAAGTTGAAATGTATATTGACAACATCGAAGGATTCGATGGAGAGGGCGATCTCTTCACTCGATTCGGAGTTGAAATTAGAGATGAAGCCACCTTTGTTGTGGCGCGGCGCAGATGGACTCAGACAGTAGCAAGATATGATAATGAAATTGACGGAACACGACCTTTTGAAGGAGATTTAGTTTATCTTCCTCTTTCTAAGTCGCTATTTCAAATAACTCATGTAGAACATGAGATGCCTTTCTATCAGATTGGTAATCTCAATGTTTATAAACTTCGTGCACAGCTATTTGAATATACGGGTGAAGACATGGATACTGGAATTGCTGGTATTGATTCTGTCGAAGATGGTGCTTATCAGTATAAGGTTACAGTCAAAGGCATTAGAAAAGCAACAGCTACAGCGAGTATCTCATAATGAGTGGAATTACTAATATAACACTTACTGATTCGGGTTTTGGCTACGCTACTGCTCCAACAATAACAATATCTTTGCCCGGCGGGGATTCAGCATCTGCAACTGCAGTTGCATCGCTTAATATTGAGGGTACTCAAGTATTATCAATATCTCTAACTGACAGCGGTTATTATTACACTAATACGCCAACAGTGACACTAGATTTACCAACTACCGCAATTCAGAGTGCAACGGCAACAGTGAATCTAGATTCTGCTACTGCATCACTCCCATTAAGCATTTCCAGTTTGTCTTTATCTAATGCCGGATCATATTATCTGATTGAACCTGAGATTGTATTAAACTACACTCAGTCACCTCCAACGACTTGGGAAACTAGTGCAGCAAAATATGGAACGTATTCGTATAGATTAAATCAAAATTATAATGATTCTGACTATACTAATTTTTCAAATAAAGATTCAGCGGGTGCTGATGTAAAATATGATCACATCTTAGAGTTTTGGGTTAAAACACCATCTGACACGTTAGTCGGAGATATTCTAAAGTTTCCACAAATAAATGATACTAGCGGTGAATTAAATCAGATTGAGATAAACGGACAAAATCTAGTTTATAAGTGGTCAGAAGCTTCTGGTGACAGTGGATCGAACATTCAATCAAGCGCAGATGAATTGACTCCAGAAGTATGGCATTTTGTTCAAATCTTAAGAGATTTTGATGGCTCAGCAGTTGATGTTAAAATGTATATCGATGGAGAAGTTGCAGACTATGTTGATAACCGCCCAACCAATATTGACAATTTAATTCAATCAACAGTAAGATTTGTAAATGATTCTTCTGTAGACGGCGTCATGTTTGACGCAATTAGATTAACTAAAAACGATTCACCGATCTTTCAGCCGGATAATATACCGGATTCTGACAGAAATCCGTATGATCATGTACTTTCAGATAGCAATGAAAATTATCTTGGGTTTGAATTATTAACTCCCGTAGCACTTGCGACTTTAGCAGATAATGTTGTTTCCGGTTTTACAATAACAAATAAAGGAAATTATCTTAGTGGAGTAACTGCTACATTTGATTCACCATCAGGTGGCCCTTCTGATTTTCGAGCAACTGCCCTAGCAACTGTTGACAGTGGTAATGGCGGAAGAATATCATCAATTACAATTGTTGATAGTGGTGATTTTTATCTTACAACGCCAAATGTAACTATAGATTCTGCGACCGGTACAGCTGCTGACTATAGAGCGACAGCGACAGCGACTCTCAATGATTCTGGTGCAATCAGCAGTATAACTATTACTGATTCGGGAGGTGGTTATGTTACTGCACCAACCGTGACTATAGCGAATCCAGCTTACACAAATGTTAAAAAAGGTGATAAAGCTACACAGACACTTTCGAGTGGAGTAACTATAAATGGTGAAATCGTTAAATATTCAGATTCTGACGGTATATTGTATTTAGCTCATGTAGGAGCTTCTGATGGAAAATACCATACGTATGTGTCAGGTAGAGATATTTCATTCGGTAGATTTAGTGCATCAGATCCAATTACATATACACGAAAAGTGTTATCCGTAACTGAAGATAACACTCTTTCAAACAATGAACAGAATGATAATTTCGGCGATTTTGTAGATGATTTTCTTGACTTCACAGAAGATAATCCGTTTGGAGAACCAAGTTAATGTCAGACGATATTTTTGATTTCGGCTTTACCGCGGTTGATGAGCATGAGCTCGAAGCTGTCCAAAAAGCTACAACACAGGCTGCGACTGTAGAACAAACTGCATCTGCAACTCAAAACAAAATAGATAGATTATATAATGCAATCATTCCACTTTTGAATAATTTAAAGAAGAATCCAGAAAAAGATTATATTCTTTGGCCTAATCGATTAGACAAAGTTGAACAATTTGAAGATCACTTACAGGAAATTTATAAAAGCTAATGTTTGGTACTCACTTTTATCACGAAAAGACAAGAAAATGTGTTGCAACTTTCGGCAGATTGTTCAACAATATCTATGTCTTGCGCAAAAATAGTAGTGGTGCTGGTATTAGTCAAATCAAAGTGCCTTTATCGTATGCTCCTAAATCAAAGTATCTCGAAAGAATTCGCGAGAATCCTAATCTAGACACAGATACTAAGGTAGCTCTTAAGCTTCCTCGCATGTCCTTTGAAATTACAAGTATGGCATACGATACGACTCGTCAACTATCAAAATTAAATAATATTCAAGGTGGGCAATCATCAACTTCTAGACAAAAGCTTTTTACTGGAGTTCCATATATCTTAGCGTTCCAGTTAAATATATACGCAAAGTCGCAAGATGATGCATTGCAAATGGTAGAGCAAATTCTTCCTACTTTTAACCCTCAGTACACAGTAACAATGATTCCACTGAAAAACGAGTATCCAAATTATAGAGAAGATATTCCGATTAGTATTGCAGGTGTAGGATTTACTGACGATTTCGAAGGAGAAGTTGGAGCTCGAAGAACAATTATCTACACTCTCGATTTTGAAATGAGAGTTCAATATTATGGATCAATTGGTACGTCAAACGTTGTTCGTCAAGCAAATGCTCGCATATTTGAGATTGGGACAGGAACAGCAGATTCAGACGTAAGAATTGAAACAATTCAAATTGATCCCAACCCATTATCAACTATAGGATTAGCAGACAGTGACTTCGGATTTACAGAAACATTCTATGACGCAGACTCAGACTACAGATAATCAAAAAACAGATTATGAGTATTCCCGAGATACATATTACGAACTCATAGAAAAAGGCAAAGACGCCCTCGAGGATATGGTAAATGTTGCTCGAGAATCTGAGCATCCACGAGCATTTGAAGTTCTTTCGGGTATGATTAAAAACATATCAGATGTCAATGACAGACTAATGGACTTAAACAAAAAGAAAAAAGATTTAGACCAAAAAGAAATAGTAAAACAAGTCGAAAATCAGCAGAATAACTTTTTTCTAACTACTGCAGAATTACAAAAAATGATGACAAAGGGCGAAGTAATTGATGTTGAACCAGATGATGAATCAAAGCTACTTAGGTAACCCAAACGTCAAACGCGATGGTGTTCAACAAAACTGGACTCCTAATTTATTAATAGAATATAAAAAGTGCATGGATGATCCAGTGTACTTTTCAGAAAAATACGTAAAAGTGATATCACTCGATAGGGGACTAGTTCCGTTTAAACTTTATCCCTATCAAAAACAAATGTTTGAGCATTTCAATGAATATCGGTATAATATTGTTCTCGCTTGTCGGCAATCAGGAAAATCAATATCAGCATGCGCATACCTCCTCTGGTATGCGCTCTTCCATCCGGAAAAAACAGTTGCGATTCTTGCGAATAAAGGGGCAACTGCCCGGGAAATGCTATCTCGTATTACGCTCATGCTGGAAAACATTCCGTTCTTTTTACAGCCGGGTTCGAAAGCTCTTAACAAAGGTTCATTGGAGTTTAGTAATAACTCACGCATTATCGCTGCTGCTACTTCTGGCAGCTCTATACGGGGTATGTCAGTCAACCTTCTCTACTTAGATGAGTTTGCGTTTGTAGAAAGAGCCGCTGAGTTCTACACATCTACATACCCAGTTGTTTCTGCCGGAACAGATACCAAGATTATCGTTACTTCAACAGCTAACGGTATCGGAAATATGTTTTATAAATTATGGGAAGGCGCAATACAGAACGTAAATGAATTTAAATCATTTCGTGTTGATTGGTGGGATGTGCCGGGTCGAGATGAAGAATGGAAAAAACAGACTATTTCAAATACTAGTCAGCTTCAATTTGATCAAGAGTTTGGGAATACATTCTTTGGAACTGGAGACACATTAATTAATGCAGAAACTCTTATGTCAATGAGAGCTCAGAATCCTATTCGTAATTTAGAAGGCGGTGATCTTTTAATTTATAAAGAACCAATAAAAGGTCATGAATATGTTATGGCTGTTGATGTAAGCAAGGGAAGAGGACAGGACTATTCTACTTTTAATTTGATCGATATTAGCGTGTCCCCATTTGCACAGGTTGCTGTATATCGCAATAACACTATCTCGCCTATTCTCTTCCCTAATATTATATATAAGTACGCAAAAGTCTACAATAATTCGTATGTAGTTATTGAATCTAATGATCAAGGTTCTGTGGTCTGTAATGGATTATACCATGATTTAGAATATGAAAATGTTCACGTTGAATCTTCGGTAAAATCAAATTCAATCGGTATTTTAATGACAAGAAAAGTTAAAAGACTCGGTTGCTCTGCAGTTAAAGATTTACTCGAAAATAGTAAAATTAATATTGTTGATGAAAATACGATTCTCGAAGTGTCTACATTCGTTGCAAAGGGACAATCTTATGAAGCTTCTGATGGGAACCACGATGATTTAATGATGAATCTAGTGATGTTTGGTTATTTTGCATCTACTCAGTATTTTGGAGACATGACTGATATCGATTTAAAACAAATGATATTCGAACAAAAAATGAAACAAATTGAAGATGATATAGTACCTTTTGGGTTTGTTGACGATGGATCTCATTATATTGATAATGAGATCGAAAGACCCGGCTGGGTCATAGAATTTGATGTAAATTAAAAATATTATAAATACTATCGATAGTTGATAAATCTTCGTATAATGTTTCATATCAGTATAAACCGAGAAGGATAAAAAAATGGCACTTTTTACACCATCAGAATCTCCTGCGGTTGTCGTTAAAGAAATTGATACCACTGGCGGCGTGCCAAATGTACAAACTTCTACGGGCGCAATTGTAGGCAATTTTAGATGGGGT